GGGATTTATACGCACAGCCCGATTTTCAGAAAAGGGGGACGAACAGGGGAGAATAGTCAGACTATTCATTATTCGCGCACACGCACGCGCGTGTGAGAAAAAGGCATCAAAAAAGGCCCGTTTTTTAGCAGGCACAGATCGGAGGGACCCATGAAAAAGGCATCCTGGAAGAGAAGAATCAAGAAAGCCTGCGAAGAGGCAGGTACTTACCGGCCGTTCTTTGAGTACACCATAGCGACGCTGGCAACCATCATGGAGATGCGGGACAACGCGCTTGAGAAATTCATGGAGTCGGGTGGCGAGACAGTAGTTGAGTACACAAACAAAAACGGATCCACCAACACGGTGAAGAATCCGGCCCTGACGGTGGTGATGGACTGCCATGCACAGGCCCTTGCCTACTGGAAGGAGATGGGATTAACGAGCAAATCCTATAAGCAGATGATGGGATATCTGGAAGTGCAGGAGAAGGGTGGAGGCCTGGACGATGTTTTGAACGAACTCGGACTGTAGGCGGGAAGTATGAAGCTAAAACATTATGCGGAAAGAGCGAAGCAATATGCAAAAGACGTAGTTGCGGGAACGATCATAATCGGCGAATCGGTGGTACATGCATGCCGGAGATTTCTGGACGACCTCGAGAGGGACGATCTGGAATTCCGGGAAGAAGATCCGGATATGGTGTGCACGCTCATGGAGACACTACTCGTCCACCGAAAGGGTGAAGCGCTTGACGGCACGCCATTGCTCGGGAAGCCGCTCATGCTCGAGGGGTGGGAGATCTTCATCGTATACAATCTGCTCGGTTTTTTCTACGCAGGAACACAGGAACGGCGCTTCAAGGAAGCAATGATCGTCGTGGGCAGAAAGAATGGTAAAACATCTTTCGTTGCGGGCCTGTCTCTTGCAGTATCGATCCTGCAGAGGAAGTCCGGGTCAACAGTCTACGTCGTGGCAGCGGCCCTCAAGCAGGCACTCGAGTCTTTTAACTTCCTCGACTTCTCGATCAAGTACCGGAAGCTTGAATCGTTCGAAGTGCATAACAACTCTTTTGAGCACTCCATAAAGCGGACATTCATGCGGAACGGGGTGCCGGACGGGAGCATCGACATCCAGATCATGGCATCAAACCCCGACGCGCAGGATTCGTTTAACTGCAACTTTGCGATTGCAGATGAAGTGGCCGCCTATAAAAAACCGGCACAGTATAACCGCTTCAAAGAGGCACAAGCGGCGTATACAAACCGACTGATGATTGGAATCACAACTGCGGGCGACAACATTAACTCTTTTGGATACCGCCGGACGGAGTACGCAAAGAAGGTGGCAGCGGGGCTTGTGAAGGATGACAGCTTTTACGCATATGTTGCCCAGATGGATCAGGACGAAAAAGGCAATGTCGATTTCACGAACCCGATCCAACACCAGAAAGCCAATCCAAACTACGGAGTCACGATCCGGCCGTCGGAGATCAGAGACGCATCGCTGCAGGCGATGAACGACCCGCAGCAGCGGAAAGACTTCCTCTCACGCCGCGGGAACATTTATACATCGTCCATGCTCGCATGGTTTGACATTAAAAAGCTTCAGGCAAGCGATTCAAATTATACCTGGTCGCTCGCAGAGCTGGCCCGCCTGCCGATCGACTGGTACGGGGGCGCCGACCTATCCAGAGTTTACGATCTCACAGCCGGCGCCCTGTTCGGGCAGTACCAGGGTGTCGACATTATCATCACACACGGCTTTTTCCCGCGTGCACAGGCAGCCGCAAAGGCGGACGAGGACCAGATCCCGCTTTTTGGATGGGAGGAAGACGGCTGGCTCACAATGTGTAACAGCGAGACGGTCGAAATTGCGGATATCGTGAACTGGTTTGTGTCCATGAGAGATATGGGATTCAAGATCCGGCAGGTTGGACACGATCGGAAATTCGCTGGAGAAGAATATTTTCCGGCTATGAAAGCAGCAGGCTTCAAAATCGTTGAACAGCCGCAGCTCTATTATCTCAAGAGCAGAGGGTTCCGGAGGATTGAGAAATCGATACTCAACGGGAAGCTCTACTATCTGCACTCTGAAGCTTATGAATACTGCGTGAGCAATGTCAAAGCGATTGAGAAGACAGACGACATGGTACAGTACGAAAAAACGGGCGAGCATAACCGAATCGACCTTTTTGACGCATCGGTTTTTGCATGCGTCAAGTGCCTGGAGGCATCAGAAAAAGCGAAGAAGAACGACCGCTGGCGCGGTAGATCGAAAGAGGATCAGGAGTAAAACATGGGACGAAAGAAAACCAAGAACAGAGAGCCCACCGGAAAGAGGAACACGGTAGTAATCACGACGTCGTCTGCTTTTAACGAGATGATAGCTTCTTCCGGTTATACATCTCTCGACAAAATGCCGGAAATTGTAGCGTGCGTCCGGAAGATCGCGGAGCTGATCGGCTCTGCGACGATTCATCTCATGAGCAACACAAAAAACGGTGACGAGAGAATTGTAAATGAGCTTTCCAGACTCATCGACATCAATCCAACGCCAAACATGACGAGAAGTGCATGGATGGAATGGATTGTAACGACTTTACTCTTGCACGGAAAAGGGAACGCGATCGTACAGCCGCAAACCAGAAGCGGATATCTGCAGCGCCTGGAGCCGATTCCTGCATGGCGGGTGAGCTTCGCGGCAGAGGGCGAATTTGATTACAAGGTATATGTGGACGGTATTCCGAGAGATCCCCAGGGACTGCTCCATTTTGTCTATAATCCCGACAAAAATTATCCGTGGATGGGCACAGGAGTCAACGCTCCTCTCAAAGAGATCGCCAACAACCTGCATCAGGCAAGGAGAACGGAGAAGGCATTCATGTCTTCGGAGTACAAGCCCTCTCTCATCGTAAAAGTTGACGCACTGACGGATGAATTATCAACTCCGTCAGGAAGACGCCAACTTCTCGACGACTATGTAAAGCCGGCGGAGCCGGGGGAACCGTGGATCATTCCTGCAGAACAGTTTGATGTTCAGCAAATCAAGCCGTTGACTCTTGCAGATCTCGCGATCAGCGACACGGTGACGATAGACAAGCGGACGATAGCAGCCATTATGGGCGTGCCCGCATGGATCGTCGGGGTGGGCGAATACAAACGCGATGAATGGAACACTTTCGTGCAGACGAAAATCATGTCGATCGCAAAATCCATCGCGGCCGAGCTGACGCGGAAGCTGATTACAAGCCCGAAATGGTACCTGGCATTCAATGTATGGAGCTTGATGGACTATGACCTCAAGACCATGTCTGACGTGCTCCTCCAGGGCTCTGACCGCGGATACATCAACGGTGATGAGTGGAGAGACCGCATGCACATGAACCCTGCCGGCCTGACAGAGTACAGAGTGCTGGAAAACTACATCCCGTGGGATATGGCAGGGAACCAGAAGAAGCTGATCCAGAACGATGAGTGATTGCGCCGGCGCAAAAAAGGAGACGAGAAGAGATGGAAAACAGGCAGCTGAGAAGCATACCGTGTGAATTCCAGACACGGGACGATGATGATCAGATGATCATTGAAGGGTATTTCGCTGTTTTTGACAGCGTTTATCAGATATGGGACGACATGAGCGAGAGCATCGCTCCGGGAGCTTTTTCAAGCTCACTGAGCGGTGATGTACGTGCTCTGATCAACCACGATAGCACGCTGGTGCTCGGAAGGACATCAGCACATACCCTCGAACTAAAAGAGGACTCTCGAGGACTGTGGGGCAGAATCGTTGTCAATCCGAAAGACAGCGACGCTGTGAACGCATACGAGAGAGTTAAGAGAGGGGATGTATCGCAGTGTTCGATTGGATTTGACATCACAAAGCAGGACACCGAATTCCGCGAAGATGGGTCGATCCATTGGACAATCAGAGACGTGAAGCTCTGGGAAGTGTCGATGTGCACTTTCCCGGCCTACGAGGAAACGAACATCTCCGCACGTGCAAAAGAGCGCGACGAAATTAAGCGCCGCAGCCTGGAAGCATGGAAGACGCGGACTCTTAAAAAGCTGAAAGGAGAAAAAGCAGATGGCACTGAAAGCGCTCATGCTTAGAAAAAAGATTGATGCCAAGAAAGCAGAGCTGGAGAAGCTGAGAGCAAAGGCGGCAGAATTCCAGACGCGAGAGGCAGAACTGGAGGCGGCGATCGGCGAGATTACCGACAACAGCACAGATGAAGAGAGAGCGACTGTCGAGGCAGAGGTTGAGGCGCTGACCGCAGACCAGGAAGCAAACGACGGCGCAATCACAGACCTCGAGGGCGAGATCGAGGAGATGGAGACAGAACTCGCGGAAGAGGAAAAGAGACAGAAGGGCAAACCTGCTGCAGAACCTGAGAAAAGGGGAGCGCAGGAGGGCATGCAGACCAGGGAGGTGACCGATATGCCTGTAAGAGCAAAAAGATTCGAAGACATGAACATCATGGAGCGCCATGCGTTCTTCGAGGATGAGAATGTAAAAACATTTATTTCCAAGATTCGCAGCATCAGGCAGGCGGGCAGCGTCGGCAACGAGGAAGTGCTGATCCCCGAGACGATTCTGCCTTATCTGGCACAGATCGTGGATGAAAACTCCAAGATGAAGAAACACGTCAACCATGTGCCTGTATCCGGCAATTCCAGACAGGCGGTGGATGGCGGATTCGCAGAGGCTGTATGGACCGAGGCGTATGCAAGGCTTAACAAGCTGGATCTCAGCTACTTCGAAGTTGAGCTCGACGGCTACAAGCTGGGCGGGTTCTTCAAACTCCCGGATGCCCTGATTGAAGACAGCGACTTCAATCTGATCAGGGATGTTACCACCAAGCTCGGCCGCGGTATCGGATATGCATACGACAAGGCTGTTTTTTACGGCACGGGCGTAAAGATGCCTCTTGGCATCGTGACACGCCTCGCGCAGACCGCAGCTCCGGCAGATTATTCCGCAAAGGCGAGACCGTGGGTTGACCTTCATGCCCGGAACATCATCACAATCAGCGCGGAAAACAGCACGGGAATCACCCTGTTCAAGTGCCTGCTCACAGCTTTCGGCAAGGCGAGAAACAACTTCTCCCGTGGCGGCAGATTCTGGGCGATGAACGACACGACCCTGAACAAGCTCCTTGTTGAGGCGATGAACATCAACTCTGCCGGAAACATCTATTCGCAGATCAAGCCGGATGGAGGCACAATGCCGGTAATCGGCGGCGCATACGAGACGTTCGATTTCATCCCCGATAATGTGATCATCGCAGGCTACGACAGACTGTACACAATGGGCGAGCGCAAGGGCGTGCAGATCAAGAAATCCGAGCATGTATATTTCATCGATGATGCGACAGCAGTCAAGGGCACCGCAAGATATGACGGCAAGCCCGTTATCCCGGAAGGCTTCGTCGCAATCGGCATCAACAACGTCACTCCCGACGCCGACATGACATTTGTTGCGGACGAAGCAAATGAAGTGACAGGAATCACCCTCAACAAGGCGGCAGCGACTGTTAAGGCAGGCGCAACACTCCAGCTGAAGGCAAACCTGACACCGGACGTTGATGCGAAGGTAAGATGGGCATCTTCCGACGAAACAAAGGCGACTGTTGACGGCAATGGCACAGTGACGGGTGTTGCTTCGAGCGGATCCTGCACGATCATTGCGACATGCGGCCTCGCAGAGGCGACTTGCACCATCACCTGCGCTGCAGCGAGCTGATCAGGAACGGGAGATAGCAGATGAGTGAATGACGAGACTGTGCGGAGCTTATAAACTCCGCACAGCTGAGTTGAAGGAGAGACGATGACCGAACAGCAGAGACTTAATATCCTCAAACACAGCCTGCAGAGGCAGTTCACGGACGTGAATGACGAGTATCTGCTGCACCTGTTGAATGCGGGGAAGGCGGCAATCAAACGCGAAGGCATTACGGATGACGGCACAGCAGACTATGAATACTGTGTGATCGACTATGCGGCGCATCTCTTCCGGAAGAGAGCCGGAAAAGACACGGCGATGCCTCGGCACCTTCGCTGGCAGCTTAATAACATCCTGATGTCTCAAAAAGGGAGAGTGAGCGG